TCTTGTCGTTGTACTGCCGGGCGGCCCGGTCGTCGATCTTGCGAAGCATCGACCATGCGATGCCGTGAGCCTGCGTGACCAAAGTCTGGGCCTGCGTATAACGGCGTTTGGTTTCATGGTGGAACAAGCCGGATGCCGTGAGTTCGGACTCAAGGTCGAGCATCGCGTAGTTCAAGCAGCCGACCAGCGTAAGCATCCGCACCGCGAGCGGCACGTACCGCTCGTCTTCCGGCCGAGGACCCCGCGCGAGCAAGCGAGTGTTCATCCAGGCCGTATGTTTAATCAACATTGCCTGGCGGTAAGAAAGGTTGGTCATATAATCAATGCGTTTTACCCATAGTGAACCACTCGGCAGAATGAAGCCAGTGATAAAATTGTCGTTTTGTCATTTATCCAAATAATTTTGAACTGCCGTTATAGCTTCATTCAGTGTGCGAACAAGTACATACTTGTTTCCAACCTGTTCAAAAGATTTCTGCCATTGTTTTTGTGCTGGGGTCTGACGACTTCCTTTTACTTGGGTCTTAAATTCCAGTCCCAGTACACCAAACCCATCTCGGGGAACAAGTAACAGTAAATCCGCCGCTCCAGCCGTCATCCCTTCAGCTTTCATGATGGCCGCCTCGGTTTTACTTCGCAATCCACCATTGGGCACGCTCGTCAAATTCAAAGCATACTCGGGGTATTGAAGCCGGAACCAACGTACAAAAGCGCGTTGGATGTTCGATTCAAGGTGTTTCATTTGCGTAAACTGTTTCCATTAAAAGCGACCCGATGGCATAGATACTTGATCCGGTCGTATATCCGATCTCCATATCGGTCCTTGATCGCTTCGCCTGTAAGGTTCGAAGATATGAACAGAAGCGTATCGGGCTTGTCCTGTGCCTTGTTGATGAGTTCTACGACCAGATTACGTCGTGTCCCGAACTCTACTCGGTCCACCTCCACGCCCATATCGTCCAGTGTGATAAACTTGCGTTTAATTACGTCGTCGATATTGACACTCTGTGACCCGCAGTCCACGACCGTTACGATCCGGTTGGCGAACTTGCGTAGCAACATCGGAATTGCGTAGCGGACCAACAGCGATTTCCCGCGTCCGCAGTTTCCGAACAGTAGTAACCCTTTTCCGTTGTTTGCCGACAGCCATTCCGCTACCTTGTCGTATTCCGGCAACCAGACAAACCGTTCGCCCATAGCTCCCAGAACTGCGGACATCGCAGTCACCAACTCTTCTTTCGCATTCGGAATACTGAAGGTGAAACGGGCGCAAGGCGTAGGATTACCTTCGATTTTCAACTGTTTCAGGATTTCATCGTAGTTCATTGTCAGAAGTCTTCATACGTTTGGCCCGGTTGGGCGTGATAGTCCGTTGCCGGATGGCGATTTGCCGAATTGTCCTGGTCATGTGGAGGGAACAGCCCCGAATAGTTGTTGGCGATCGAGAAGTCCACGATACGGCGAGCTTTGGCCGCATCGTTGCCCGAAAGCGTCAGCAGGCGTACATAGCAACGCTGTAATCCGAGCGGTCGATAGGTCTGTCCGCGTTCAGACTTGTAAGCAAGCCAATCCGCCATGATAGGCTGGAACGCAGGTTCGACAGCCGAGAGATCTATATTACGCCTGGATTTTTTCGGGAAAAAGTCGTTTAACCACGTTTGGAAATAAACATTTTTCGCAAATTGAGCGCTGCGTTGCAATTTAACATAATCTATAACCAGTCCCTCCGTCTTTTTGCAAAAGTCCTTGTAGTCATCGGTAAGCGACTTGCGCTTTCCCTTGAACTTATCCCACAACGTCACAAATTCAGTCGGAATATAATCTTCTTCCCCCTCGGGGGGATATAAGGGGGGATTATTTATATCTTCGACGTAAGGAGAAGATATAATACTTTTCTTTACTTCGCGGCAAAATTCCGGAGTATTCGGCGATTCTTCCGGAAGTTTGGCTGTTTCTTCCGGAAGAATGCGGCAAAATTCCGGTATTTCAAGATTCTTGCGTTTCGCTCGTATGCAAGTGTCAATATATCGCCTTTGGATGGCTGCCGACGTTATGATCCCACGAGAGAGCAGTTCTTTATTGAAAAGACCCACAACACCGCAGTACCGAACAATCTCCAAAACAACCGACTCCTTTAACCTGAGGTATTCAGCCACGTTGAAGGCAGTACTTTCGTCCCACGCAGCAAAACAGCCTTTTACCCGGTATATATTACATAGCAAGTAGTCGTAAACCGCAATACCGTCACAACCGAAAGCCTTAACAAGCCGCCTTATCCGAATATCCAAATATCTATCCGTATCGACGCTGTAATAGCTTAATCCGACCCTAATATTGGCCATATCATTGTATTATTTCGGTGGTTTATCAAACACTTCAATCATCTTCTTTATTTACAATTTTAAGCGTTCTTTCTCGTAACTTATCATAGTCCGAAGGTTGTCGCACTGATGCTTGCAAGATGCATTGATGCGGTCCAACCACTTTTCTAAAGCATTCAGCTCCGAAGCAGAACTGTTCACCAATTTTGTCGCCAACGATGGAGACAAACTGATAATCGTTTCTTTTTCATCGTGAAACAACCTGGCCACCGCAGCGTCACGCATTCCGACAACCTCACTCAACAATTCACCGCTGCGAGCGTAGTAAACACCCAGCTGGTCCAAACGCTCTATCATGGCTTCGATATTGGGATTATTCATACATTCAAGAGCCATCTGAATATTCCGAGCTTCCTTCCGTATTTGTTCGATTCTTTGCATGGCGTTTAATTATTTTTTTATACAGGATTCTACCCATACGGATAGCATTTAGTCCTCGGATAGTCGAGGCATCGCAAAACTCCAGGTCACGCAGAATACGTACTATTTGCCGAATCTCCCAAGACTTGATTTCATAACCGATCATGGGATTCCGAATATTAGAATGGAAGATCATCTACCCTATCTGCCAAAGGCATATCCGCGATATTCTCCACTGTAACCGGTGCCGAAGTGAAGTTTATGGCCTTACCCCGGCCGATATAAACACGAGGTGCTTTCGCCTCTCTCTCCTCTTTAGTCTGACGCATAAATACCGAATGGGTATTTTCGTAGGAATCCGGTTCCCGGAGCTGCGAAACGCATACGGCGATATACTTCTTGCCATTATTGGCAACTTTGATCTGGTCGCGGGGAATATCCGAAACGCAAATCGATACATTGATAAGTTGTGACATAGCTACGGTTGTTTTTTGAATGTTGTTTTGATACTCGTTTTACTACTTCGAACGGGCGGGTAAAGCATCTCACCCGTTTCGGGATCGGCAAGCCCGGAAACAGGCAGTTGTCGAAGCATTGTTTCTCGCTCTTTAATGTCAGCTTTCAAGGATTCAAGAGTTGCGTACATATCATATAACTTACTGTCACCGCAATCCGCATAATCGTATTTGACACCGACCTCGGCTTCTTCCAACCGGCAATCCCCGAATTGGTGCGATTTCCCGTATTTGGATAATTCGCGGAGTGTGATGTCCCGGATCTCTTCATTATCCTTGAACGCCTTGATTGCCGCTTCCATCCTGCTGATATTGATATGGGCCGTTATCGGGTCAATATCCCCGTTTACGACAGCCCTGACCGCCCGAGAGGTCAATTCACTGACCGAGGCCGTTTCACAGAGCAATAATGAATTATTTTCCATGCCGAGCCATCTTATAAGAATTGAACAAAGCCGCATAACGTTTAAGCACGTCAGTATCGGCGTCATAAGATTTCAGAAGACGTGCGGCAATATCGAAATCTGCCGCATAGCCTGAAGCGGTCCATAAGTCATAACCCCAATTAAGCAGACAATCGCACTTGATCGGATCGTCAAGCATATCTGTCGTAATCCGATGTTTTGCCCGGGGTGTATCGGGCCGGGCCGAAGCGAGAGGGTCCGGAGCAGCTGCCGCGCATTTTGCTGACATATTGCGCGATTTACCCTTGAATACATCGGCACCAATCCCGAGCCAGGACCCGATCTTTGTCAAAGCATCGGTTGTAGCCCCCTTGTGGGCATCACCCAAATCTGAGTTATCGTTACCTCCATAACATTCATAATAGATACCATATTCAGGTATCTCGAACGTTACCTTGACAACCACCATCTTATTGTTACGGGCAACCTGTTCGGAGCGGACACGCCAGCTACCTACTCCGAACACGTCATTCAGACGCTCGGTAACGTAGATCGCTTTGATCGTGGACAAGTAGTTCTTTGTCGGATGCGGCGATATTGCCTCTGAAGGCAGCGGCCGATCCAGTAATCTTTTCTGTTCTTCGGATATTTTACGCAGTTCCATATTTTCAATCTCTATCGGTTATCACTCGTGATGCGAACTTTTTAGAATCGCTATACCGCATCATATATTTGGTTTCCTTGCGTATCTCGGCAGTCGAGAGTTGCCTATTCCAAGAACCCGAGGCAACAATGTTTTGCGGGCGGTCGATTTCGTAAATCTCGATTCTCGTTTTCATGTCAGCTATTTTAACAGTTCATTCAGTTTCTCCGACACCCGGGGAACCTCCTCGTCCGTGGCCGTACACCAGGCGCTCGCTATGCTCGTTTCTTCCCGTATCGGGACGTCGATCCATTCCGTCATTCCCATCGAATGCACCGCATCCTGTCGCTCGGCTTCCACCGTATAGCGTCCTTGCACCGCAACGCCGTGATATTCTATCTGAAAGTCGAAAGATTCCATAGGACCCGAAAATGTCCTTCGGGTGATGTAATCGGCGATGCGTTTGGCGAAAGTCCGAATCTCCTGATCGGTCAGATGAATTGTCGTTTGCGGCCGGTTGAAACGGGTGCTCTCGAAGAAGTAATACTCTTCCGAGGGTTCTTTCCGAGTGGACGGCGGCATTTGAGCCGTGTCGGTGACGTAGTAGGAAGTATTCATCGCTGTTCGAAAATTTCATTCAACAGATAGCGGGTGATCCGCATACGCCGGGGACCGGACAGCGCCCAGCCGAACACCAGGCAAACAGGAACGGAAACTACTACGAGTGTAATTAAGTGTGCCATACTCTTACCGAATTTCGACCCGATAGACACGGGGTCGGTTTTGGAGTTTATATGCCCGGCGGCGGGACTTGTCGATCATCCGGCGCACCTTGCTCTTGAGGCGGTACCACGCACGCCAGAGGCGGCCCGCAAGCGTGCCCCACAGACTTTTGACTGTGCTTTCGGAAAAGAAGGTTTGCATGTTGGTAAAGATTTACTTGTGGATGATATTTGCTGTTATTCTGCTGCTTCGACAAACTCGCCGCCTTTCAGTTGATAGAAAACATCCTCCTTGAGCGATTTCCCATCGATCTGTGCAGACCTTACGCACACTGGTTTCAGATCCTCGCCATATTCAGCGAGGGTAATCCAGCTACCTTTCTTTGCCTTTATTTTTGAATCTATACCTATGGCTGCTACAACAGCATTGTTACCTTCGCTTTCGATCTTTGCGAGGTAGCCCGAGGAGCCGATCTTTGCGCCGTCGCCCGAGGAGCCGATCTTTGCGCCGTCGCCCGAGGAGCCGATCTGTGCGAGGTCGCCCGAGGAGCCGATCTGTGCGCCGTCGCCCGAGGAGCCGATCTTTGTGTCGTCGCCCGAGGAGCCGATCTGTGCGCCGTAGCCCGAGGAGCCGATCTTTGTGTCGTCGCCCGAATTAACATTGTCGGTCGGACCCTCTTTGATGCACTTCTCGTAAATGAAATCTATACCAGCTTTAATGAATCCTTTGAAATCGAGTTTTGCCCCGATGTGAATCTTTGTCGTCGCCGTTTTATCCGAGTCGGAATGACATCGCCCCAAAGCTGTTACATGATGCACAGGGATGAACTTGCATTCATCATCCAGCATATCACGATAGCTAAGGACAGAGAACGGTGATTCGCAGAAATGAAAGCCTCGATTACAAACTTTCAACTCAACATCCTCTTCGTAAGTCTTGCCCTCCTCGAATTTGAAGCCCAGGCAGGTCATATCTGCATTGAACCCTTTAAATCCATCGATATGTTTTTCTTCGCCGAACTCTTGCGGAAGCACCACGTTATCGCCGAACGAGACGCTTTTGAATACTTCCACAATCTCTTCGACCGAGAATCCAGCGATGCCGCATCCGATCTTGGTTACATAGAAAACCTTATCGGTATTGTACCGTGTATAGTCTGCGAATCTCCGTACCGATCGCGTCAATTCCTCGGTAGACACCTTGTCCATCTGTTCATCGAGCGTAGGGATAGCGTAGGACTGGCCCTGTAAGCCCTCGCCGTGCCCCATGATCGCGCCGAACTTCTCGACCGCGACACGAGCTGCGCCGCCAACGTGGTTACCGGCCTTATTACTGCCGAATACAAAGACCTCGTTCTGTTTTAATTTGGAAATGTTCTCTGGGGTAAATACTTTGTTTGACATTGCACGTAAATTGTTTTGATTAAAATTTGCACCCTGTCGTCATCGAAGACCACGACTGAATCGCAGGGTATATCGCTACCGGCTCCCCGAATTGCTCCGGATCGTCGCCTGCTTTTTGGTATTGATCGGCCTAATATCCGCCCTTCTGCGCCAAGTCGCTCGCCGGGTTTTACATCCCTTCGGATGGTTCTCGTATTTCAATGAACCGCTTATTCGTTCCAGCCTTTCTGCCTTGCGGCCGGGGTTTATGGCAGGCTTTAGGACCCCTACGGCTTCCGTGCCGTCCTTTGCGCCCGCACCGGGACATTCAACCCGATACGGACTTTGAAAATCCGCGCCCGGAAATGGCAAACTCAACTAATCTCAACTCTTAACTAAACTCTGAAAAATCGGGCGCGGATAATAAGTTGTTAATTCTACTCCCATTTCAGCAACGCTTTCTTCTTCTTGAGCGTCGGAAAGTCGAGCGTAAGAATGGTTTTAGCATAAAACAACATTTTAGCGTCCGTTGAATCGGGGTGCGTTTCTATCAATCCCCGTTTAGCATAATCCCGAACTCGCGCTGCCGACACCCCATGAAATCGAGCAGTTTCTTCAACAGTCATCACTACGTTTTTGAACACATTCACATCGATGCTGTTGTCCTCCTTTTCTTGCAACTTTTTACGTAGCTTCCGGTTCTCTTCTTCCAGATTACCGATATATGCAGCAATATTTGCGGCTGTCATATCGCTATACGTGTCTTGAATGGTTTTATCCTGCATCATAGCGTCTTGTCGGTTATTTAGTGCTATATCGTGTCGGCAATCAGGCCGACACAAAACAAGAGTATCCGAGAATCTCAAATTTTTATAATTCGTTCAATGCACACCCACTGTTCTTCGAGCAGGGCAGCCAGCCTGTCTGCCGATTCCATTATTCAGTTCTCCGGAGAATATGTCTTTGCTAAAAACAGCCCTTCCACCGGAACCTGGAACATCTCGGCAAGAATGGCCTGCCGTCTTTTGCTCGGCCTGCGATACCCGCCTTTCTCCGGATCTGTTATCCACGACTGAATCGTCCACATACTCACTCCTAATCGTTCCATGATCTCATTCGCCCGACGGCTCTGCTCCGAAGGCGCGAGGGAGTGCCATATCTCCCCGAATGTCTGATTGCTCTTCTTCGTCTCCATCATATTGTTATCCTTAATCTCCGAAATACTGTCCCGGCCGCGCATCGGCATAATAGTCCAGGCATCCCGCCGCGAAAGCTATTTTTGCTGCGGCACTATGTTCTCCGGCCGCTTCAGGCACGGAGGCCTCCTCCGGAGTGCGCCCTTCGATCATCGCGCGGATGTTGGCCAGCTTCTCGTTATTCCATGCTTTCCGCAAGGCCTCAGCGAAATTTTTCACCATCTTCACCCGGAACATATACCAGGCATTCAGCATGATTTTCGATTTGTTATACACGACCTTCATAATCAATATTATTTTGTATATTTGTGTTGTTGTGTCGTTTGACAATGCAAATATATAGCTAATTATAGCAATATGCAAATAATTTTAGCAAAAAATTATAGCAAAACATAAGAATAAATGCAAATGAATGATTTTGAATTATTTATAAAACAGAATAGAATAAAAAAAATAGATATTGCAAAATATTTAGGGGTTTCAAATGGCTTTATAACCCAACTAACAAATGGTGTGCGAGGTATTCCAGAAGATAAGCTACAAAAAATTTTAGCAAATCCCGATTGGGATACCTCGATGTTTGCCAGCGACGGCGAGATGCTGAAAAATACTTCTTCACAAAAGGAAGAAGAGGTAGCTGCGGCAGAAAATGCAGCTACAATGATAACTATCCCCCAAAGAGTGTGGGCGGTTATAGAGAATCAAGCGGCCAGCTTGAAGGCAAAAGATGAACAGATGAATCGGTTAATTACACAGATCGAGCAGTCGAATGCCCGTTACGATAGGCTGTTTGCGTCGATTTCAGGCGTTTCTACAGGCTTTCCAGCAACTCCGACAGATCTGGGGGTCAAAAATCCCCCCCCCATAAAATCGGAGCTAAAATAATGTATATCAATGAATTACAAAAATATATTGTAATTCAGACACCTGATAATAAGCATTCAAAGAAGAGTTAAAAAATAGGAGCCGATGCAAATTTCAGATTGAATTACTATTCAATGAACCTTATGATAGCCAAACTACAAAAAGGAGACATTAACATTGCCGACGTTTTTCTAAATGAATTATCAAGAAATCCGGCCTATTTTAATATGGATGCCGTCAAAACATTAATCCCAAATGAAGAACAACGGATGCGAATACTGCGCGTTCTTGAAGATCATATGGTCATTGAAATAAAAGGGGGGTGGAATATGGTTAAAAGCTGCGGCTAATTTATCAGTGTGTAAAGACCAGGGAGGATGTGCAGTCATCTATAACGAACAACGCAAACAAGAAGAACGGGATAATTTAGAACTTCGCAATTTAAAAATAAGTAGGCGCGAAGCGCATTGGGCTATTGCATTAGCTATCATATCTATTTGCGCCTCTCAATTTTGGGGACACACTATTTTTGAATGGACTTGGATTGCAATGCAAAAAATCAGTAAATTACTTTTTTAATCTGTCTTGATTCAATATTCTACACAGAACATTGTTTAATCCAGTATAAGTATCACCTGTCAATTCAATATTAGTTCTGCCCCAAAAACGAACAAGATAGATCAAATACACAATCAACGCGATAATCACGAATAGCAAAATATAAATCCCGATCATAAACTTCTTTTTTACAAACCTCGGAACTTTCGGCACAACTTCAAAAAAATAGCCTCATTATTTTGCGGGGGGGGGAATTTTGTAACTTTGCAGCACCTAACTTAATATTACATTAATCATGAAAAAAATTTTATTATGGGGAGGGGTACTTGGCATAATATTAAGTATGACCTCTTGTTACAGCACACGGGTCCTGCATGGGAATGTAAAGCCTAATGAACCTTTGGTACAAGTAAATCAAGAATGGAACCACCACTTGATTGGAGGATTAGTGCCGGTCGGTAAAAATAAACTCGAAGCCGCAGAATACGTGAACAATGCGGAAGATTTCGTAGTAAAGACTAATCATAACTTCCTAAACCTGTTGGTTTCATGTATAACATGCGGTATTTATACACCAACGCAAACTAAATTTTATATTCCGCTACGTGATGTACAAAATACAGCACAAGATGGAAAAATCAAATCAGACAAATAAAAATTCACCCCGGTCATAGACCGGGGTTTTATGAATAAAAATAATAAATAGAATCAATCATCAAATACTTTTCGCACACTTACTGATCCTTTCTGAAAGATCAAGCAAAGCGCTTCGTAAAGTTTCTTTTTCTGCTTCGTTAAAATCATCCGGTTTGCCATTATTCACACCATCCATTTTATGATAAAGCCACGACCGGGATTTGCCGAAGTACCGCTCCGATATTTTAGCCCACGATACATCTAATAAAATATCGGACATTTTCTGTTTTACCGTTTTTCGGTTTTGTTTCACTAAAATTTCCATACGATCTATTTTTATACCTCCGGCCAATTGGTCGGAGGTGATTGTTTAATCTCTGTCTAATAATTCTTGCAAAATCATCTCAATATACCATTCTTGTTCCTCCTTTCCATTGGGATATGCCTTATGGTAATTACGAATAGATTCTATCAAATCCCACTCTTTTTCTGTTAGCTCTACTTCCATATCATATTTCGTGTTTGGTATTACAAATATAATACACTTTTGCGTATTATACAAATATTTCTACATCATTTTTTCATTCCGATTGAAAAATGTATATTTGTATCGTCAAATCTATATGCAATATAAATATGTCTGTAGTATCAGATATTTTGTATCTATTACATACAGTTAAATTTAACTGCGTCGAGTTCGGTAAGCGGAAACGCCCGACGGCTTGCATATAGGGCCGGACAACTCGTAACGCAGTTTTTTATTTGTCAAACCTATATGAAAAAGCACATCGAACGTATGAGCCGCATCGAAGCGGCAATTAACCCCATGTACTGCGTCCCCAAGCGCAGCGACCTATCGTTAATCGGGTCGGCTTTCGAGGCCGCAGGTTTCCGTTGTGTCCGGATCCGCACCGAATGCGAGGCCGAGCACCGCACCAAAGGTGGTGATCCCCGTCGGCACGGGATGCTGATTCTTGATGGCGACCGCGTGATTCTCGAAATCAGCCGAAGTAAAAAAGCAGAGTGTAAGACGGCGGGATCCGCCGTATAAGGTTATTCGAAGTTACAAAGAGAAAGGATCGAGGCAGAAACCTCGATCCTTTCTAAATTTTACACATAATCTACTATGTATGTTGTGCCTATCGGTATTGAATATAATTTGTAATTTAAATGCTATATTTGTACTTAAGAATACAACCCACCGAAAAGAATACTTACGAAATACGACGCCATCTGAACAATGACAATACACCTCACCTGTTGGATTCGCCAAAGTTTTCCAAGGCCATGAAATAGACCCTCTCTTTCGACTGTATTATATTTATACTCCAATGATCTCGTTCACCATCACTAACAAACATCGTCCGACAGCCACCATTGTCATGCTTGTCAGTTTCTACGGTAAGCAGTACCGCAAAAGTATCGGCATCGGACTCCCTACCCTCTATTGGAATGAGAAGAAGAAATGCGCACGCACTACGGCCGACTTTCATGGAGAACCTATTAATGACGCTATCGATCGCTGGAGAGAAATCGGCAAGCAAGCTGTTAAACACTTTACTACTCTCCGTCAAGTTCCAAGTTCCGCCGAATTTGCTATTAAGCTCAACGAATTGAGTAATCTACCAGATGATGATATACCAAACATAGCAGTCTTTTTCTGTGATTACCTTGAGCATACTTATATCCCACGATATCACCTCGTACGTCGAGCGCACACGGTAAAGAAATACCATACAGCACTACACAAACTCAAGGAATACGAAACCCATACTCACCATCGTCTAAAATTTTCGGACATTGGAATTGACTTCTATAATAACTTTCAGCATTGGTTCTTTACATGCGGATTTTCAGCAAATTATTTTGGAAATATTATCAAAATAATCAAACAGGTATTCCGCGAATCTCGTACCCATGACAAGATCCATACTTTTGACGGCACAGATCACCGTGACTTCATTGCCCCCAAAGAAGCTGCGGATACAGTATATTTGAATGAAGAAGAGCTACAAATTATTCGTCGCCTGGATATTTGTTCGAGCATCGCAAATGATACGACACATCCTTTAAGCGAAGAAAATGCCCTCCGAAAGGTAAGAGCACTGGAACGAGCACGCAACTTGTTCTTAATCGGCTGTTACACTGGCTTGCGCGTTTCTGACTTTTCCCGTCTTCGGGAGGCACATGTAGGACGTCATATTTCGATCAAAACCACCAAAACAGGGGCAAATATTGTTATCCCGATCCATCCTGTCGTTCGTGAAATAATAGAAAAAGGCTTCGACCTATCGACTTCTATCAGTGATCAAAAACTCAATGACCACATAAAAGAACTCTGTCGACTTGCAGGATTTACTGAAGAAATTATGGTCAATAAAAATATTGGAGGGAAGAATATGGAACTTATCGTCCCAAAATATAAACTTATTTCATCACATACAGCTCGCCGCTCTTTTGCGACTAACGCTTATAAAGCCGGCGTTCCGACTATCGCAATCATGAAGATTACCGGACACACCAAAGAAAGTACCTTTCTCAAGTACATCCGCGTTTCAGCGGAAGAGAATGCCGAACTCCTCAGTCAGCACCCATTTTTCATGCTCCATTAAGGCATAAAAAAACAAAAAGTACAACATTTAATACAACCACGACTGCAATACACTGACAACCAATGTCGTTTTGTGGAGGTGGCGGGAGTCGAACCCGCGTCCAAACAAGGAACCCGAAAGCTTTCTACACGCTTATCCGCCGTTTCGTCCTTCTATCCGGGTCTGGCAGGCGGCAACCTAACCCGGATCCCAGTTCCTGAATTTTCGCACGACAGCCGGAACCCTCCGCCGTACTATCTCTAAATGATCGATACCCCGTATGGAAAACCGTTAAAGAGCGGAACGGCCTTCCGGGATACTCGTCGTCGAACCGCCTTGGATCCAACGATTAAGCCAATTTTCCTTGAAAATTAGGCAGCGAGTGCATAGCTATTATTGCCATTTGTAGTTCGAGTGTTGATATTTACGAGCCACCACACAATGCTCGACGTGCTTACAATCAAACTCTGCCTGCTGTCAAAACCGGTCACCCCCTTCGTAGGGATAGAATTTCATTGAAGTGAGTACAAAGATACGAAAAACCGGGCAGAAAGCCAAATTTATCGGAACTTTACCAAAATGTCCTCGTCACTATTGAAAGTTTTATACGGAACCAATCAATCGCCATATACCATATAAAGTTGGAATATAGCACAACCAATCAGAATGATAGCTGTAATTAAATGCCAATAACTGGGATAAATCTTTTCTATTTCATTATTAGGATCTGTTTTGTTCATCTTCAGACCCGTAATGAACCAAAGTAAACTAAGACTTCCAATAAGAAAAAAGAAAAAAACCATTCTTCGATTATATTAACCAACGAATTATATATTGGTATTAAGCAAAGGGCCTAACAATCATACAATATATAGCACAAGCATAAAAAAATAGCCACAAACAGATGCAAAAAATTCGGATAAAACTTTTCCGTTTCATCTTTGAACTCTGCTTTTTTTTGCCTTAAACGCAAAATAAAAAAAAGCAAACTAATACTCCCAAAAAAAATACATAAAAAAGCCATTGCTACTGTCAATGATGTTCCACCACCTAATGCAGACATTACCTGCACGTATCGATATAACACCGAAAATTCGTCTGCTTATTTTCCAAAGGCCCCACCTCTGCCTTGTGCGCATCCAACATAAAAATTCACCCGATCGGCATTGCATACAAGAATATTTTCACGTACTATAATCGCAAAATTCATTTGTACCGATTGTAAAATTCAAATGTGCATTTTTTCGTGATTTTTGCACTCCGAACGAAAAGCGTTTAACTCGTGTTCAAACTACCTTTGTACAAAGGAATTAAACGATCGGAATGTTTATGCGGCAACCTTGTCGAGTAACATTATGATGTTTTCTTTTATCTTCCGTTTGTCTCGGTTCCACTCGACCGGTTCGATTCCTTTCTCATATTGCGGATAAGGTTTTTCCGGCTTTATGAATCGAAAATGCTTGCAAAGCGGGTAAATGTAGCGATATGTTTTTATCTGCAGCACTTCCAAATCGCCAATCAAATACGCGATATTCGAGCGTAAATAAGTGGATAACGACGTCGTATCTGTAAGGTTTTGTTCGTGTATGATTTCCTCGGTTCGTTTATTCCGCAGGAACCGCGTATAATGGAATCCGTAATACCGGAAATTCGACGCCTTGTATATCGTTCCGCAGCCGAGGCGACCGTCGGCGAAGCTCTGAACGGCGACGATGTTCGGATCAGCTTTGCGCAGCAGTTTGAGTGATGCGGCAATCAACACGCTTTCGGCGTTCTTCCCCAGCGTGTCGTCGATCCACATGCGATTGAGCTCGCAAACCCACGCTTTCGGGTTCGGGTGCGTAAATATCTTTGCGGCGGGGGTTTTCATGTACCCGTAAACGGCAACGCCGAGGCATTTGTCGGGTTCTTCCGCCCGGAACACTCCGAAATTGTACTTTCCGAAGCCGCCTTCGTTCCACTTGTGCGAGTAGTGGTTCTCTACGATCATACGCTTTGCCTCCTCTTTGGGTACGCCCTTGATAATCAATTTCCCGAGCGTGGAGGTCTCTTTCACGATTGCCAGCCCGTCGATCGGCTGGGCTTCTGCTTGTTTCTTACATGTCATTCAGCATAAAGCAATGTTTTTAGGGATTTATAAAATGGTGTTCAAAATGTTTTCCTATCTTTGTAGTCTCTTACCTCTGCACACCAGCAGGACATAGAACTACAAATGCGAAAACGCCGATACGCGACCAAAGGATTGCCCTCGGTTGTGCGTATCGGCGCATTTATGTTAGTGCAGAGGTAAGAGACTCACTAACGGCCGGGGGCTTTTTCATGCCCCCATGTTATGGATCAGTTTTTCATCATCGGCGGTCGTTTTTCAGGTGGGATGTATGGATATTTGCGGTTAGGGATGTAGGTGATCCACGCGAACAGATGCCGCCACCATCGACGGGTATAAGAGGGATCGTGCTGGTTGTAGATCGCCTCGGTTTCAAAACAACTGTTCCCATAGGCGCGGTTGTAGGGCGGCAGGAGAACTTCTATTGCGACCGAAAGGCCGTAAATCAATAAGGGCGCCGGAACGGCCGCCAGCATCCACCATGCGGAAACCCCGAACAGGAGGTGTGCCGCCACCGTACCCAGCAGACAAACGGCGACGATCTCCAGTTGCTGCCGCATGTGGATTTTCTCGTGATTGAGTAGTCGGGCCGTCAATGCGACGCCCTCTTTCACGAACAGCCAGACCAGCACGGTCAATGCCGTGAAGCGGCCGAACGGAATAAAACGATTATATACGATTTTCATCATATTACGGAAACTCTATAACAGGAATATTTATCGATATGGCCGTTCAACATCATAAAGCTCAAAGTAATCAGTTTCGAGCCTTTGGGGATGGCGATGCTCGAATTGGCGGCATCACCTGCCAGCAAAAGAGAAATGGTCAGGTTATTCTCCAGTCCCGCTATGCATCTCAATACCAATTCGATAATTTGAAGCGGAGCGGATCCTGCCGGAATCGTACTGTCGATCGCAAACGAGGTTTGGGTTCGTCCTATCTCTCGTATATACGAAACATATCCTCGGCCTTCGAGGTAGCTTACATTGGAACTTAATTTCAATGTACTGCCGAGGGTCATTGTTGAAGATGAAATTAGACCTTGCGTTGGAATGACATCCAATTTCTTTTTGTCGGCTGCCGACATCAGGCCGTTTGCCGACCGGGTGGCTACGGCCGTCGATGCTTTGCCGTTCCAGGTCGTTTTCTCCGCGTCGCTTACGAAGCGGTGGTTCGCGTCTTGTGTGATGTTCGAGGCCGAAACAGGCCCCTCAAAATTCCCCCCCGGCATATGAGAGGGCGTTCCAGGCAGTGGCGCCATCTCCGATTTTGTGTTTGCGCGTGTCGGATTCATAGACGACCTCTCCTTTCAGCAGGACGGGATTTTTGGCCGTGAGAGTCGCTGCGGTATGTACCGGATGCTGGATCCGGCTCTGTATGGTTTTGTTCATATCGATCAGGTTTCAAAAAAGGTGACGAGTCCGTATATCCGCATCCCCAAAATGAGTGCGCTGTATCATATTTCCCCCCGTAGGAGTTCATACTTTCTGCGTCCCCGTCACCAGAATATTCAGATATGCAAGACTGACGGTGTCAAACCGCAGTTGCTTGCAGCAACTTTGAAATAACTGCGCGGTCCTTCGATGCGTCTTTGGGCATCGCCGACGAAAAGGACTACGCCGGAGTAGAATGATACGTACATTTTTAGTTTTCCGAACTCGTCCTGCCCGGCCCCTCGCCCGCAGATGTTGATTCCTCTGTGCAGATCGAACTTGACCTTCCCGCAATAAGACGTATCGCTGATCCGTGTCACCCACCTGCCGAACAGGGCCTCGACGGAGATCACCGGAAGCCAGCCGCTCTTGTCCGCTTTGTCGGACTCGAACGGGATCGGATCGATGCGTGTCGATGTCCACGACAACTCGTCGCGTGAAAATCTGTCCTGCACGAGTTTGAACCCGCTGCTGGTCGGGCGCAGCTTCGCAGCGCTCGACTTTCGGACTCGTGCATTCTTGTAGTGGAGTATTCCGACGCTGCAGCGTTTAAGAATCGGATCCGCAGGGTCGGTCGCGGGTTTGACGTAAAGCATTCCCCCTTGCACCTTCCACCGCAATGCGGGTACTTTTTCGACATCGGAGGCATAGGCCAGTGTGTTCCAGGCCGTCGTGCCGTCGCCGAGTTTGTGGCGTCCGGTATCGGATTCATAGACGATTTCGCCCTTGAGCAGGACGGGATTCTTGGCGGCAAGTGCCTCCGCCGTATAGACCGGAAGTTGTGTCCGGGTTTGGATTGTCATTTTTGCTGCCATAGCGTCAATTCATTCCGGGGATTGAACATTGGATAATCACCTCGCCGTCCGTCAGGTCGTCGAGTTTCTTCTTGTCGGCCGACGACATCAGACCGTTTGCTGACTGGGTGGCGACGGCCGTCGATGCCTTGCCGTTCCAGGTCGATCGCTCCGTATCGGTTATGAAGCGGTGCGTGGCGTCCTGCTCGATCATCGAAGCCGGATGGGAGGCCGGGTGCCGGTAGTTGTTCGCCCCCGATGAGATTCCCGCCAGCTTGGCCTTCTCCTCGGAGGTGTAGTCCTCGGTGGAAAGGCCCTTGCCCGCGACCTTATCGACCTTTCGGCCGATCTGCGTGGCGACGGTCGTAGCGAAATTCGGATCGTTGCCCAGGGCGGCCGACAGCTCCTTGAGCGTGTCGAGCGCCGCAGGGCTGCCATCGACCAGTTCGGCGATGGCCTTGTCCACATAATCTTTGGCCGACTGGAGCGTCGCGCGGTCGCCGCTCTCGCGGGCGGAGGCCTCCTCAGCGACGGCCGCATCGGTGTGTTCATTGGCTGCTCGAAGGGTCGCGGCATCGCCCTGCCCGCGCTTCTGGGCCTCGTCCGCCACGGCGGTATCGGTATAGGTCTTGGCCGAAGAAAGGGTCGCGGCGTCGCCTTGTGTCCGCTCCTCGGCTTCCGCTGCGACAGATGTGTCGGTATAGGATTTGGCCGAGGAGAGTGTCGCGGCATCGCCCGCGGCCAGCTCCCTGCGGATCGCGGCCTCTTCACCTTTGGCACGTTCGATCTCGGTGTCGAGTCTGCCGTCGAGCGCCTCGATGTCATTTTGGACCTCATTGAACGCCTTCTCGGAGGAGGCTACATGGACGGAGAGGTCGTCGGTTACTTTCTGCACTTTCTTCTCCAGCTCCCGTCCCTCGGCCGTATTGTATTTCCCGTTAAGCTGATCGGTAAGCCCCTCGACCCCACTCATCGGGATTTTGTCCTCGGTCTTATGGAAGAAGCTGTCGAAGAGGTCCGAGAACTGCTCGGCCGTCGGGTACATTCCCCGGCCGAACCATTTGCGCAGCTGCGCACGTACTCTGATTGCCATTCTGTAATCGCGTGATAAGAGTTTTACTTCGTCCGCATGACATAGGCCAGCGTATAATAGGGCGGGCGGTTCTCGTGCGAGCTGCCGCCGCCCGTGCGGTCCGTTGTTCCGAAAGGCGTCGTGCGGTCATGCCACGATACGGCTTCGGGATAAGAGTTGCTGCCGCCGCTGCGCCAGCTGCCGTTACCTCCGGTCCAAAGATTCTCCCCGTGTGCGTGCGAAGGTATCTCATCGACGGTGAGCGTGTGTTTCTTCTCGCCGCCCACCTTGCCGTAGCTGCCGTAGTCGGCATCGCTGACGTTGTAACCCACCACGAAGCGGCCGCGCAGGTCGGGCAGGCGGAAATAGCCGCTCGTGGTCGAGAGTTTCCGGCCGTTGCAGTCGTAGGCGTTGTTGTAGGTGCTGCCGATGGCCTTGTAGAGTTCGGGGTACTCCGACTGCTTGAGCTGCTGCCCTTCGCAAAGGGCGTAGCCGTCGGGAATGCGGGATCCTGCCCAGATTTCGACCATGCCCAGCGGCGTGCGTTGAATCTTGGCCAGGGCGGTCTGCAACGCCACGATCTGCGCTTCGAGCTCGGGCAGCGACTGCGCCTCGCGGAAGTCCGCCCATTTGTAGTTCTCCTCGCCGACGCCCGGAGCCAGCGACCGCTCGACGTAGGCCTGCGGATATTCGTACCCCTGGGCCTGTACCGGGATCGCGGCTTGTTTGAGGCACATACCGCCCGAAATGGAGCCGCCCTCCCAGTAAATGACCTCACCCTCTGGAAAGTCCTTTGTTTTCAGAAAAACATAACCCGCCTTGCGGCGCGTGCCGTTCTGCTCCTCCTCGCAGCCCAGCAAAATAGTCTTGTCTCCGGCAAGGTTGCCGAGTACTTGCAAGAGCGCGATGTTGGTCTGCAAGGCGTCCAGCGTCTCGCAATCGACCGGGAAATTCTTGTTCGGTTGCAAAAGGAATCGTCCTACCGTCTGTTTCATTCTCAAATGTAGTTTATCGAAAACCGTTTCGACGCCAGTTTGTACGTGCCGACAATAGCCCGCAGGCGGGAGGCGTCCACCGTGTCGTATAGCGAAATCGGGATGTTCACCCAAAAATCGAATCCGTTGATCCCGCCGAAGCCCCGGCGGTTGATAATAAAAGCCCTGCCCGTGTCGCGGGTCGGCAGCAGGAAGGCCTGCTCCTCCTCTCGCTTGTGAAGCATCAAAACACCCGCGCTCGCTGCCTCCTCCGTGATCGTGATACGCCGCTCGATCGGGTCGAACTGGTCATTCAATACCGCCCGTAGGTAGCACACCTGCCCGTTGTGGGTAAGGCGGTAAACGGTATCGCGGCGGAACAGCACGAAACGGGTATGCAGGTACCCCAGCGGCGAGACCATTGCATAGGCGAGCGTCGCAAGGAGCGGTTTGCGCCAGAACGTCGGCAGCAGGAGCAACGCGAAACGCTTGATATTTACCTCGTACTTACTCATACACGTACCTGTTTATCGTTATCGTCCCCGCCTTGAAATAGCCCGCGACGGGAACATGCCGGGCGTTGATCGGAACGACTGCCGTTTCCCCGTTCGCCGAGGTCGTCGCGCCCCGGAACTCGACGATCTTCACCCCCTCGACTTTCTGCAACTCATCCACGAGTGCCATGTTCGTATATTCGCCGTTGAACGGGAGGTCCTCGATATATGCCCGCACCGTCTCCCGGCACGCGCCCTCGACCTCCTCGGGCAACAGCATCGGATCGTAATAAATATCGACCTCGCAGTTGAACGTGTCGGCGTCGATATTTACCAAGTTGATGCGCACCCCCGCGTCCTTGAACTCGGCGATATATGCCGCGAGCTGCGTTTCGGTCTCCCCGTCCAACCTCTGACGTACCCCGCCGTTTTCTCCGGCAACCTTGATCGTCAACAGCGAAGCGTCGCTGCTTTCGGTGGCCGCCGCATATTTCACCACACGCGCCGCCTCTATGTCGGCATCGCTCATGCCCGCCGTGTCGTAATAGTCCGTATCAGCCACGAGGATTTTATCTTTCATAAAGGCCAGCACTTTGTCACGATACCATTTGGGGCGGTGCGGCAAAATCTCCTCGATACACGAGTTCACCTCCCGCCTGTGCTCGTCGAAAAGGCTCTCCACGATCCACGCGGCGCAGGCGAAAATGTAGAACAACACGCTTTCCACCGACGCCTTGCTGAAATGCGCCGTAAAGCTGTCGCCAGCCTCGAAGCCGTAGGCACGCGCCACGTCCTCGTTGCGCATGAAATCCCCGGCGATGCCGTCTTTTATCTCTGCAATAGTCCTCGCCATTAGCTCACTATAAAATCAATTTCAATTCCCATAAAACCGATACCCCCGTAGGGCACACACGCCAAGTCCTCCGCCGAAATGTCGGTCGCCGGGCGGACGCCCCGCGCCTCGTAACGCCCGAGAACCAGTTTATCGACCACCGGGGCGGTCTCGAGCTCCACGTCCGGGGCAAGCTCGCCCGATACCGGGATGTCGTTTTTGATCGACATGCCGAGGGCACCTTCCACGCTGCCGCTCGTTTGCAGCGCGACGTCGATAAGGCTCTGTCTGTCGAGGGGTTTTATCTTGTTCATTACTCTATCGTTATGCGGTTGTCGTCGATCGAAACGCGCGAAACCGGAACCCCGCACGTTTGGAGCATCTGTTTCGCGTTGTTGCTCCAAAGCGGATCGCCATTGCCGTTTGCCAGTTTGGTAATCTCGGCACCCACGAGCGGGTGTTCTTTCAACTCGCCCCGGGCTGCCAAAAGCACGCATTCGGCAACCTGTTCGGTATTGTCACCGAGTGCCAGCGCGCCGTCCTTGACCTGCAAATCGCCCGTGTCCGGGTCTATTAACATTCCAACCATTCGATCAATGTTTCACTTTTTCATCCTCGTAGTCCGATACCGCGACGCTCGGGTGTTGGCTCGTGATTGCCGGAACCATGACCGGAGCGGGGTTTGACTGCGCCGTTGCGCTGCCCGCCACCGCAACGACACCCGTCGGAATCTCGTGCGTGTGGCTGTTGAACGCCGAGATAAACTCGTTGAGCTTCTGCGTGAGCTGCTCGATCTTTACCATGCCGCCCAAACCGCCGCCGTTGATGACAACCCCCTCGGGACTGATCTTTGCCGTCGTGTCTCGGACGGCAATATCGACCTGCCCGTCCATTATCTCCGCCGAGGTGTCTCCGATTTTGAGGTCGATTTTATCGACTTTCTCCGCAAGGACGACCACCGCCACCGATGCCCCGAGAAACGACACGACGACGTAGCTGCCGACCGCAGGAAACAGCACGACGCCCTCCCCGCACTCTTGGTTGGCTTGCAGGTTCACGCCCACGAGCGGCGCACCCTCGTCGAGCGGGGTGCAGTCCACCGTGCGGGCGTCCTCGTCCACCGCATCGACCGTGCAGACCTTGCAGTACGGTTCTGTGCCTGCCGCCGCCATTTTCCGGATTGCTTCCTGTATCGTCATTCTGCCACTCTCGCCCCGAGGGTGATTTCCTGTCGGAAACCGCTCGGGGAGTATTTTATTACGTTTTTCTGTACTTGATAGACGCCTTTGCGCTCGCCGTCGATCTTGATACCCACGTTGTCGAGCTTATCGACCAGCTCCGCGCCAAACGTCGTAAACGACCCTACGAGACCGTCACGTTTCAGCCGTTCGAGTTCCTGTTTCGCCCATGCCTTTAACTCCGCCTCCTGCTTGTTGTAGGTGTGCAGCGTCCGGGTTTCCCCGTCCGTGTCGCCCACCTCGACCCGGATTTTCTTGTTGTTCGGCATAAGCGAAACCGCCTTGACCTTGATTTTCACGTCGGCGGCATTCTGTACTTTGAGCTGCGTGTCGTCGATAAGGTTCAGACCCGTCGCAAAGACCTGTTTAGGACTCTTGCCCCGTTCGAACAGCACACCCGAGTACAACACAGGTTCGTCGTCCTCGATGCGGATAAACGACCGCACCCCAGCGTGATCTTTCAACTGTCCCAAAAGTGCGCTCAACGTGTCAGCCGTAACGCGGTACTGCCCGATCGACTGCTCCCCGAAAACCTTGTACCCGATGCCGAGTTTTTGATCTTTGAGGATTTGCCCGATCGTGGCGTCCTTGTACGTGAGCTTCTTCGCCTCTCGCTGTTTGAGACGGAACATGTAATCCTCGCAGGTGATCGTCGTCGGGGTTTTCAGCCCGAGAGTCGTTATGAAACCTCGGAAAGCGAATTGCAGGTCGCCGTCGTACCCCAGCCATACCGTCACCTCATCGCCGCGCTTGATCGGAAGCGTACTTTCACCCTGCCATTTCACTTTTTTAGGCAACTGCAAAACGCACGTGTCCGTGAGCGTCTCGATGTCGCGGGTGATCTCCACCGAAGCGACCTTATCGAAAACCCACGTTTTCGCGCTTCTGATCTCTATTTTTGCCGTTAGCCTAAACATTATTTAACCGCTTTTCAAATGCCGTTTAATATTCGGTACTCTTGATTACATAATCCTCGTCCGAGAGTGCCCGCACCTCGATCGTCTGACGATTCGACGCCGTTTCCTGTTTGAGTGAAAACCGCGTGACGACCATACGCCCGATGCCGAAGATCGATAGGAACACGCTCGTCACATCGACCGCCTTGTTTTCGTCCAAGAACTCCCGTATCTTGCGGATGCCCTCCTTCGGGTATTCGTCCACGATCTGCCCGTTGGAATCCACTGCGACAATACCGACACTTATGCTGATGTCATAGTCGCCGTTGCAGATGTACTCCTTGATCGTACCGTTCAGACCGACGAGCGTCGTGCGGACGATGTGTTTCTCCTGCGTGACGGTGACGACCGCATCATTCACGACCAGCGTTTCGCCGTTTTCCTTGCACAAGGTCAGCTCCGTGAGCACGTAACGGCTCTCCCAAAACGTCCGGTCGGTGATCGGCGTTGCGACCTCTGCCCCCTCGATTGTTCCGTCGTGTCCTTTCCACGAGGGAACCTCCTTGTTTACCTGCGAGGGGACAAGGTGCGCAAGGGCAACACGAGCGCGACGGGCGACACCCGCCGCCACGAACTCAAAACTTATAGGGGACAATCCGCTCATTACATTGCATAGTTTACGTCGTTCACCGCCCCGGTCAGAGCCTCCGCGACCATTTCCTTTACCTTGCCGATGTCCTCGTGCATGTTGGTCGTGTGTATCTCGAACTTGTCGATCACCTTCTCGATCGTGACGTTGATGTTTTTGATTTTATCCGCCTTGTCCGGACTGCCGCCGATGCCCGCCAATCCTGTCGAAATAGCCCCACCGCCCGAATCCGGAGCGACGACGACTGGATCGTCCGTGTCGCCCGCCTCCGCTTTCTTCTTGGCTTCCTGCTCCGCCTTGCTGCGTGCCATTTCACCCTCGTAAGCGTCATTGAATGCCTTGCCGACGCTGCTGCCGAACTCCGAGAACCCGCCTTTCAGCCGATTGATCGCCTCCTTGATCCCTTTACCGTCGAGCGAAAACGCCGCTTTGATAAGGTCGCCGATAGACCCGAACACGTTTTTTGCCAAATTCCAAATACCCTTGAACGTGGCGACAAACGCGGCACCGAGACCTTTAAGCACGGCACGGAACTTTGCCGAGGTATTCCAAAAATAGACGCCCAATGCGATAAGTCCCGCGATTGCGGCGGCAATCCAGCCGATGATCGGGATGTTCATAATAGCGATACCCACAGCCCGGCACGCCGATACCGCCGCGACCTTGAACGTGGCAAAAGCTCCCGAAGCGATGCCCGCGAACGTCGCCGACGCCGTGCCGCCCGTGACAAGGGAGAGCACCCACGCCCCGAGAGCCTTTATACCCGAGAGCAGCCCCACCGTTGCAAAACGAACGACGGCGGCGGTCGCCCGGGTGATGTTCCCGAGGAATCCGATAGATACCATTTGCCCGGTACGGAGTTCGGCGTTCATGAAAAGCAACTGGTAACGCGCTGCCGTCACCACACGCGAAAGAGACGAGAACACACCCGCGAAATTGATACTCTTTACCAGCGTCATAGCCTTGCCGACGCCCATAATAAGCGGCATAAGCTGCGAGAGCGGAACGAGCGAACCCGCGACCGTTTCGACCCAAATGCCGAAATCTCCCGTCGCGTTGAATATCGAAATGCGGAAATCATCGAACCGGGCTTGTATCCGGGCTTTCTTCTCGTTGTACGATTCCATGATGATCCCCGCCTGCTCGAATGCCGTATTCGTTCCGGAAATGACGTCCGTGTAACGATTCACCTCGTCGATGCCCTGCACCAGAGCCATTGCCGCGTTGCTGTTCTCACGCCCGAACAGTTTCGTAAACAAAGCCGTATCGTCGAGCACGGTTTTGAGGGGCTGCAACCGCTCCGTGAGGGTTTTCGACTTGTCCGTGAGTGCGTTTATATCCACACCCGCCGCCGTGAGCTCCTCCTGCACGTCTTTCGGCAGAAAGCGCCCGGTGGCGAGTATCGACATGACGTTTCGCAGGGCGACACCGCCCTCGGCTCCCTTTTTGCCCGCTTTGTCGAGTACCTGTATCGCGGCATTCGTCTCCTCGAACGATACGCCCGCCGCCTTTGCAGCCATACCGCATTGCTCGAGCGCGACTTTGATCGTCGGCAGCTCGGCGGAACCCGCCTGTCCCGCCGCCGCCATGACGTTCATCATCTGCGCCATTTTGCGGCTCGCCTCCATAGGATCGGCAAGCGATACCCCGTACTGGTTCATCGCCGTTGTGAGCACCTCGGCGGCAGCTTTCGCGTCTCCGCCCATCGTCTTGCTCAATACGGCGATATTGTCCCCCATAGCTTTGAGGGCGTCCGGAGTTTTGGCAAGTTCCGGGGAGAGCTGCGAGAGCAGCAGTTTGTACGATTCGACGCTCTGCGCTGCCGAACCGCCGAACGTCTTTGCCGCATCACGCGCGTAGCGCTCGATCGTTTTGAGGCTTTCGCCCGTCTCGCCCGAAATTGCCGACAGGTCGGCGAGCGAAGCGTTGAGCGCGGCACCCGGGGCGAGCGTTTCGTCCACCGTGCGCGAGAACCCCTCGACAAACTGCGATAGCTGGTTGAACGCGACAACCTTGCCAGCAAACGAGTCCCATATCCCGGTAGCCTGCTTTACGGTATTGTTCAATGCGGTAACATCCCCCGTAATCTGCTGCGCAGCGGTGGAGGCGTTTCCGGTGATGTTGAACGAATAGTTAAAAGCGTAGTCACTCATTCTCTGGAGTCTCGAATAATTTTGCTAAAATCTTGGCAAGGTTGGTCAGTCGCCTCCCCTCGATCCATACAGCCTCGGAGAAACGCTGCGCCCACTCCTCCTCGGAGAGTTGGCGCGGGTCTATGTGGAAATTCGCCCGGATCAAGGCGCACCCTTTGGCGATGTACTGCTCCCCGTCGTTATCGCTCAGTTGGTACGCCTCTACACGTTTTTTAAGGTACCCACAACACGGTCGAACATCGCCCCGAGCTGTTTAATAGCCGCCATGCGTACCAGCGTGTCGGTTTTCATTACCGGATCACCGCCGAGCCAGCAGTTCTCGAACATGACCGAGGTACTTTTCACCTCGTCCTTTTTGGTCAGTTGGTTTACCGCCGACATGGTTTCCATGCTCGGGCGGCGGAAATAACCGACAAACAGGTCGCCGTCATCCTCGACCTCGATCATGTGTACCTTGCGGTGTTCGCCTTTCCACACCTTGACCTGCTCGTCCGACACACCGCCGTTGCAGATGTTGAGCGTCTTTACAGTCTCTCCGGTGTCCTTGTCCTTGTAGGTTCTCACCCCGTCCTTGTCCGTGAACACGAGCGTGCGGACTACTTCGCCTTTGGCGTCCTTGATCTCCTCGGTGTTGTTGTTCTTGTTCATAAATTACTCGATAAAAAGGGGCAGGCAGTCACGCCCGCCCCGGTTAAACTTGCTGTTACTTGTTGTGCCACTTGATATGCGAGGGCACCAGCTCGAGATCGACGAGCTGCCGCGTGTCCCCCTCTTTCCAGTTGCGGGCGTTCTTCTTGAAACGGCAGTTCATAATCTTGTCGGTTACGATCTGCCCGTCCTCGGGGATGTACGCCACAACGATAGGGAACGGTGCGAGGTCTTGCAACCGCCCGGTCGGGCTTTTCGCCTGCCAGCCGATCACCTCGCCCATTGCGACGGTGATCTTGGCGCTCGGGGTTACTCTGCCTTTGGAGTACGAGACCGGGAAACGCCCCGCCCCGTAGTGGTTCTCGACAACTTGGTCGTCGCCGTACTCGATCGCCGTAATTCCGACGACAGGCACGCCCCCGACGGTCGCCGTGATGTCGCCCCACGAGTATTCGATACCGTTGATAAGAGGGATTAAATCCGTTGCTTCTGCCATTCAGCCGATTGGTTTATGCTTTTTTTGCAAAGCCGATTTTACATCTGATCCTGCGCAATACCCCGACGCCTACCTGCTTGATGACGAACTCCAGCTCGGAGGTCGATAACACGTCTTGATCGGGGTCGATTTCTACCAACATGCCGCTCAACTCGCCCGCTTTCTGCATGTCCTCGAGCGGCTTGTTCGCAAGCTCGGTGAGGTATTCCACCTCGTAGGAGGCGAGTTGCCCGGTCTCCGCGTTCACGTAGAGCTCGCCGCCGAGTTTCGGGAGCAGGGCTTTACGGATGCCGCGAACCGCCTTGTCCATAGTACGGACGTTCTCGATATAGGCGTAATCGCTCACCGCATCGTCCATTGTGTGCGAATCGTTGAAATACGAATCGGCAAAGCCGTCGTAAGTCACGAAAAACAGGTAACGCGAGACGTCGAGGTTCTCAACGATCGCCGTGTCGAGGTCGCGCAGCAGCGTTCCGTCGCCGAACGCAGGCAGGTCGATACCCGTCGGGAATTTCTCGACCGAGGCGATCGACTGGTGTACCGCCGCTTTGGAGGTGATGCCCAGCCACACGCCGAGCCCGGAAACCGAGGCTTTCCCCGTGTTGCCCTTGTCGGCGTACAACTGCGCCCCGACACCCTTGCCTGCCTGTCCGATGATGACCGAGACATTGCATTTCCCGGCTCCCGCAAGGCTCGACGGTAGCGACGTGACGGAGGCGACTTTCGGAGCGTAACCGATTGAGAGCGGACGGTCGTATTCCTGCAAATAGGTGGCGATGCCCTGCAACGCCGTGAGGTCGCCCGCATCGAGCTCCTTGTGCCCGCACCACACCGCAACCTGCCGCAGAGAGCCGCCCGCGTAGTTTTGCAGGCTCTTGACCTCCGAAAAGGTGTAGGTGCCGCCCGTAGGCTTGGCGAAAAGACCGACATACAGGCTGATGCCCGGGTTGAGACGGTAAATTTCGCTCAAATGGTAGTGCAGCATCCGGATTTCCCACGCCGCGCCCTCGTCGCTGGTGATGCCGAGTTTCTCGGCGGTCTCGATCGAGGAGCACGCCTGTATGCGGTTCTCCTCCGAGAACCCCTCCGGCAGAGCCGTCACGTAGGCGAGGAACCCGCTGACGTGATCCTGTCCCGCCGCCGTCTTGGGGATGTTGCCGTTGGTGCGTTCAAATTTGATACTCTGCATTCGGCTATCTCTTTACGGGCGTTACCGCCTTGTTGTTGAGCGTGCGGGCATGGTTGTCCGCGTCGTTTTTCTCGTAGAACCCGCGACCGTCTGCCGTCATGTACACGACCGACATATCGGGGTTGCTTTTGAGCAGGGCTTTGCCGACCTTCTGCACGGCGTCCGAAACTTTCGGCTCCGATTTTTTGGTCGGGGTTTTCGCTGCGGGTTCTGCATTGTCGGCAGCACCGCCCGGGGTCGGCTGCTTGCCTCCCGCCTGCGGCTGATCCGTCATGCCCTCCCCGGTGTTGTCCTGCGGGGGTTCCTGTCCGGTCGGAACAGGTGCCCCGGTCTTGTTTTGCGGGTTCTCCGCCTTATCTTCTTTTTTTGCCATAGTCAAATGGTGTTTGAATGGTTTATAAATGCCGTTTAAGTTTCCACACCAGCCACACGACCCCCGCAGCGACGGCAATCCCCCCGAGGGTGCAGAGCAGACGTTGCAGGGGATTCAACCCCCGCCGTTCGTGGGTTTCGGTGTCCGTGTCGGTATGCGTACTCTCCCCGCTGGTTGTCTGTAATTCCGTTTTGGCAGCTTCGCGGCTGCTTGATTCGCCGGATAGTTCCCTGTGTTCGTCGATCGTCTGCCCGGTGGTCTGCGTCTGCCGCCCCGCATCCGTCTTGCGCCGCGTTTGGGTGGTTTCCCGTTTGAGCGGCGGCGTCCCCGTGACGGGATCGGTCGGTTTGTCCGTGTCGTACTCCCGCACGGTGGTCGTTACCTCCTCGTTGCTCGTCAGCTCGGTTGTCGTTTCGGTATCGGTCTGTTCGTGCCGATCGCCGACCGCTTCCAAACTTTCGGTGTTGCTCGTTTCTGTTTCCTCCCCGTAATCGGCAGCATGTTCGAGGTTACTTGTCGTCGTGCTCCGGATCGTCGCATTCTTTGTGCTTGCGCAACTCGTGAGAAACAGGGCAGTCAGCAGCGTGAGGGCAAAGAGAAATTTTGCCGACGGCTTTTTCCAGTCTTGAAACATTCGTATTCAGTCGTTTTACCTGCACCTCCAAAGGGTGCACGATGTTCTGCATGATAATCTCGTTTCCGACACGCACGTTCTCCAGTTCCTTGCGGTTGGCATCCGCACGGGCAGCGGCAACCTCGGCGCGCAGCCTTGCGATTTCGGTATTGTATTTCTGCCGCGTGAGTTTCGAGGCAAGCCACGAGGTGACAGGTGCCGCAGTAATGCCGATAATCGCTAACAACAACTCCGTACTCATTGCACAATACCGATAGATTTCAACCACGCGGGAACGTCGAACGAGGGGCACGCCTTATGCACGCCCGGCAGGTCGCGGTGCCCGACGATCTTCACCCGGGGATGCCGGGCGTGGAACGCCAGCACGTACCGCTTCAAGGCTTCGAGCTGCTGCGGGGTGCGCGTGTCCGCCGGGGTGAGTGCCTTGTTGTTCTCACAACCGCCAGCATACACGATATGCCGCGACACGCCGTTATATCCGGCGGCTCCGTTCGTGATCTCCCAATCATCAACCCACGCATCCTCGTTGTTAGCGACAAGCCGCTCGACACTACCGTCCAAATGAAAAAGGTCGGTATATCCCACTTGCCGCCACCCTCTGCCTCGCGGTTGGGGAGCCGTGTGCCACGCCCGGATTTCGTCGGCTGTTACCTCGCGTCCTCGGGGTGTGGCGGTGCAATGGATAACCAAGTATTTAAGCTCCTTTTTCATTTGTCGGGTAGTTTTGGGATTACTTGTTGTCGCCCGCGCTGGCGGTCACCTTGGCACTCACGATCGCGCCCATAGCCTCGTTTTTGAGGGGCAGGCAGATCGAGTAAGTGCGGAAACTGATAAGGTTTTCCTGCGTGGTCGGGTTGTTCTTCGCCTCCGATGCGTAGGTCTTGACGCTGCCGTTGGCTTTCATCATGCGCGTAGGCGAGAAAGCGATCGACGCCTGCATGTCCGTATCCGCCGGAACAGAACCGTATGCGACCTTTTTCAGCGTGGTAGCGTTGTAGTACGGGCAGTCGTCATACTCGTAGATTTCAAAGCCCAGCACCTTGTTGATCTTTCCGCTCTCGGCGTTATAATACTGGTTGTAGAACTTCTGGTCGTTTTCGAGCAGGTCGGCGACATGGTCGCTGCACAACACGAGGCAACGCCCCGCCTTGGGCACCTTGTTCTTGTCGAACAGCTTTTTGAGGCGCACGATGTCCTTGCGCGTCATAATCTTGCGACCCTCGGACGCCTCGCCGCTCGTGAGGATCACGGGAGTTGCCGTGCTGTTTTCGTTCGGGGCGATCGCGTGAATGGCTCGGGAGTATTTCTTCTCCGAAATAGCCTCCTTGTGGCGTTCGATAACCGTCGCCTTTTTGTCGTAAGAGAGCGAATACAGCTCGTCGTCGGTGATGCGCGTCGGCTTGGTCTGATACTTGTCGAGCGTCACAGCCTTGTCGCCGTCCTCCAGTTCCTCGATCTCCAGCGGGTACGAGGTATTGTTCACCAGTACGGTAGGATCGCCGCCGATATTCACGAAATGGATCACGTCTTTTTCGACATACTGGTCGAACGAGCGGATTTTGCTGTACCAGCCCAGCCCCTCGGGATCGGTGCGGAACGCTTTAATCATAAAGCCCGTCCACGCCTCGGTGTAAAGTCCGGCGCAGGCAGCCCCCGAGGGCATGAAACCGCCGCACAGCCCGGACAGGAAAGAGACGCCGTTCACCGCCAGCACACCGTACACGGGCTGAACCCCGAGCGCGGAGGCTCCGACAGCTCCGGCGGCGCAATTCACGGAAATCGCGCAGATAAAGCCCATAAGGGCAAAAAGAAACTTTTTCATTCTGTTAGAAAGGTTTTGAGTGTTACTTGTCGATCTTGGGGACATAGCCGAACTCGGCTTTGAAAAGTTGCATGAACTTCTCCGGGTTCTCTTTTTCGAGCTTACGGAGCTGCTCGTCGGACATTTCCGAGTATGCCAGCTCGACGCTCGCGCTCGAAGCCGCTCCGCCCGCCGGGTTGATAAGCTGTGTCGGCTTCTGTACCGGGGTCAGCATGGCGATAGTCGATTGCAGGACGTCGAAACCTGCCTTTTTACCCAGCGTGATAAGGTGGTCGCGCTTGTCGGCGGTCGTCTTTCTTGCCTCGATAGCAGCATCGACCGCCGCCTCGATGCGGGAGAGTTCGAGCGTCTCGATACGGGCGACGTCGCCCTGCAACTTGGTGATCGCGTTTACCGCGTCGTCCTCGGTAGCCGTTGCGGGCAACCCGAGGGTCAGTAGGATTTTGTTCATCGAAAAAAGGGTTTGATTGTTACCGTTGTTCTCTTCCGGGGCAGGCTCCGCCGCCGGGGAGTGTGCGTTTTTGAGGAGCGGGACGATCTCGCTGTCCGCGCCCGATGCCAGCCGCAGGATTTTACCGCTCGGCTCGTATAATTGCAGGGCGTCGTCGTTGGAACCGATGTCCGCAATGGAGACCTCGACGAGCTTCGAGCGCACGACCGTTGCACGGGATTGTCCCGGCAACAGGTACTCGGTCGCCGTGCTCAACTCGACGGGCTCCAGCCCCGCCGAACACATGCGGATAAAATCCTCCTCCCACTTGCGGGCGATCTCCGCCGCAAACGGGTCTTTCATGTCGAACACGGGGGTACCCCGCAACTCGTCGCCCTCGACGCGGATATTCTCGACGCGCCCGATCGGAGTGCTCTTGCCGTCGAAACCGCGCGTGTGCATGTAGAGGAGTACCGGGTTGCGCTTGTACTGCGTGAGGTCGATTCCCGGGGTAAGGACACGGGTGCCGTAGCTGTTAAGTCCGCTCGTGTTGATGATAAAGTCTTTTGCCATTCGTCAAAAAATAGGGGACGGCATTTTTCTTTTAAGGGCTCCACCGTCCCCGTCGGTCATACTTCTAAAAAGGGTTTTTGTAGCGGGAGGCGGACTCGAACCGCCGACCTCGAGGGAATGAACCTCGCGAGCTGCCAACTGCTCTATCCCGCGATATTGTTGCGGAGGCAGGAATCGAACCTGCGACCTTGAGGGAATGAACCTCACGAGCTGCCAACTGCTCTACTCCGCGATGTTGAACGATGCAAATTTGCGGGGTTTGCAACGCCCTAACAAAAAGAGTGTAAATAGTTTGCAACCTTTTTTATTTTCACGGGGCAGTCACCGAATTTTGCATCGTGGAAAACTCCCGTTCGGGAGCACGAACCAATTAAACCGCATCTTATGAATGGCAAATAAGGTCTCCGAGGAGAAAAAGGAATTTGCCCGCGTGCTCTACATGTCGGGCGAACAGCAGAACATCATCGCCGAGAAAGTCGGCGTTTCAAAACAGACCATAAACAGGTGGGTGGCAGAGGAAGCGTGGGACAAACGCAGAGCTGCCCAAAGCGTCACACGCCCCGAAATCGTAAACAACCTGCTGCGGGCAATAAGCAACGAGGTTGAAAAGCTCAACGAAGAACGGGATGCCGAGAAAGTAGCCGGAGCCTGTGATAAACTTTCCAAACTGGCGGCGACAATAGAGAAGCTCGACAAAAAGGCGAGCGTCGTCGATGCGATCGAGGTGTTCATCGGTTTCGGCAAGTGGCTACAACACAGGGCGACCAATGACGAGGAACTCACCCCCGAACTGATAAAGGCGATCAATCGGTTTCAAGACCTGTATGTCTCGGAACTTTTAAGCACGAAAGGGCAATAATGTCAGTCGCAGGAGTAAATGACGCCACCAAACGGTGGAAAGAGTGGTGCGACAACGTACAGGCGCAGACCACCGTAAACCGGGCTGAAAGCGAGGCGGACAAGCAGGCACGCATCAAACGGGCACGGGCGGATTATGCCTTTTTCGTGAATTACTATTTCCCGCACTACACCGACGACCCGGCAACAGGAAAACATACCGAGAGCGCGCCGTTCCACATCGAAGCGGCGAATAAAATACGCAAGAACCGCAACCTCAAAGCTGCGTTCAAATGGGCGCGAGGACACGCCAAGAGTACCCACATGGATATAATGATCCCCATGTGGTTGAAGTGCCAAAAGGTGCGGGATATAAACGTAATGGTGCTCGTCGGCAAGTCGCAGGAGAACGCAAATACCCTGCTGGCGGACTTGCAGGCGGAGTTGCAGTATAACCAACGCTATATAAACGATTTCGGCGTTCAGTACAATTCCGGAAGCTGGGAAGAGGGCGAATTTGTTACCGCCGACGGGTGCGCATTTTTCGCCCGGGGACGCGGGCAGTCGCCCCGAGGCTTGCGGTACCGGAACCACCGCCCTGACTACATCGTGATCGACGACCTCGACGACGACGAATTATGCGGCAACGAAACCCGGGTAAACAAACTTACCGACTGGGTAAAAGAGGCGTTGTTCGGTGCCCTCGACGGCGGGCGCGGGCGGTTTATCATGGTCGGCAACCTTATAAGCAAGTGCAGCGTGCTCGCCAATATCTGCGCAACCGACGGCGTGCTGGTCTCGCAGGTGAACGCGATCGACAAGCAGGGGCGCGTGGCGTGGGCGTCGAAATGGTCGATCGACGAGCTCCGCGACATGGAGCGTTTCATGGGGTACCGCTCTTTCCAAAAGGAAATGATGAACAACCCGATTACCGAGGGCGCGGTGTTCAAACACACGTGGATCAAGTGGAAGAAGCTGCCGAAGCTCTGCAAGTACGATTACCTCGTGGCGTATTGCGACCCCTCGTTCAAAGGCACCAGCAAAAACGACTACAAGGCAATCAAGCTGTGGGGAAAGATCGGGACGGAACTGCACCAAATCGAGGCGTTCGTGCGGCAATGCTCGGTCGCCGAAATGGTGCGCTGGTGGTACGACCTGCACGAGCGGATGATCGTCGCCGGGGTGATATGCTATTACTACATCGAGGCGAATTTCCTGCAAGACATCATCCTCGACGAATTTACCCGAGAGGGGAATTTACGCGGGTACCAGCTACCCATACGGGCGGACAAACGCAAGAAGCCGGACAAGTTCCAGCGCATCGAGGGAATCTCCCCGCTGTGGGAGCGCGGGTTCGTGTTCTACAACGCCGACAGGCAGAACGACCCCGACACGCTCGCGGGACTGGAACAGACCCTCGCGTTTGAAAAAGGAACCAGCAGCCACGACGACGCGCCCGACGCCGACGAGGGGGCGATCTACATCCTGCAACAGCAAACAAGAATAAAAACTTTCGCCCCCAAGTTCGGGCGGCGACCAACCTCTAAAAACTCATGGTAAAGATTTTCAGAAAGTGCGTAAAGGCATACAAGAGCTATGTGCTTTACATCCGATGCAAGCGGGCAATCAAACGAGCCGACCGAAACGCCGTAGTGACGGGCAAAAAGTGGCTCGTGCTCATGTACGGCGGCAAACCCCTCGTCGTGAGCAAACAGCACCTCAAAGCCAAGATTAAGGAGGGCGCGTTCTGCAAGGGTTTCACGCCCGAAAAGGCGGAATCGCTCGCAATCTACAAAACCCGGTAACAATGTTTCTCACCGAGGACGATTACAGGGTGGTATGCGACGAAGACGAACTCGACATACTCACCCGCAGCGAACCCGAGACCCGGCAGAAAGCCGAGCGGGTCGCTATGGAGGAGGTCGCAAGCTACCTCCGTCCGCGCTATGATACTGAAAAAGCGTTTGCCGCCGAGGGAGACCAGCGCAACGCGATGCTCGTGCAGGTGACGGTAAATATCGCCCTGTACTATCTCGTGCACTGGCTCCCGCAGAACTTGGCTCTCGACGGACGGCAGGAGCTTTACGACAACGCGATCGCATGGCTTACCCGCGTGAGCAAAGGCGGTTCAATGCCGAATCTACCGACGTACACCGGAGAGGACGGGGAAACCGATACCTCGAACCCGATACGTTACGGCGGCATGTCCGCCAGCAAATACGATTATTAAACAGCGGTTAAACGCCGCTTAAATTGTGATTTTATGCTGAATGCGTTTTTTTGATAATTTCCTTTCAATGATGCCCGGAACCTCGGCTCGGCACAGGCGCGACGTGCTCAATCTCGCCGCGCAGGTAAAGAAGAAAAGGGACGTCCTTATCGAACTGAACCAGCAGACCGAGAGCCTCACCAAAAAGGACATCGCCACGTGGCGGCAGGCATGGCAGGCGGCGATCAATTACGAGCAGCCGAACCGCTGCGCCCTGCTCGACGTGTACAACGACGCGCTGGTCGATCTGCACCTCTCCGGCTGTATCGCCCAGCGCAAGGGAAAGACCCTGCAAAAACCGTTCGTCCTCACCGGGAAGAACGGCAAGGAGGACGACAAAGCCCGCCTTATGTTCGAGCGCGAGTGGTTCAACGATTTCCTCGACCTCGCACTCGATAGTCCTTATTTCGGGCATTCGTTGATCCAGTTCGGAGACATCACCAACGAGAACGGCGTAATGTCCTTTACGGGCGTCGAACTGGTGCCCCGCAAGCACGTCGTACCCGAATACGGCGTTATTACCCGGGAGGCGGGCGACGACTGGAAAAACGGCATATCGTACCGCGAGGGCGACATCGCCGTGTGGTGCATCGAGGTCGGGAAAGCTCGAGACCTCGGCGTGCTGCTTAAATGCGCCCCGCAGTCGCTCTCCAAGAAAAACATGCTCGCCTACTGGGACACGTTCGGCGAGGTGTTCGGCATGCCGATCCGTATCGGCAAAACCATGTCACAGGACACGAAAGACATCGCGCGGATCGAAACCATGCTCGCCGAAATGGGTGCCGCATCGTGGGGGTTGTTCCCGGAGGGCACCGAGATCGAAATCAAGGAGACCAGCCGGGGCGACGCATACAACGTGTACGACAAACGGATCGACCGATGCAACTCCGAAATTTCCAAAGGCATACTCGGGCAGACTATGACGATCGACAACGGCAGCTCTTTGTCGCAGTCGGAAACGCACCTCGAGGTGTTCGAGAACATCTGCCGTGCGGACGCCACGATGATAAAGTACCTCGTGAACGACCGACTTATCCCGCTGATGATCCGGCACGGGTTCCCGCTCGCGGGGGTGACGTTCGACTGGAACGAGGCGACGAGCTACACCCCGGCAGAGCAGCGCGAGATCGAACGCCTGCTCCTGCAGGAGTACGACATCGACCCGAATTATTTTGCCGACAAGTACAAAATCCCGATCACCGGGGTTAAGAAAACCAGCGCAAACAGTTTTTTCGAGTAGGGGCTGACGCCAGCAAAGGCAAGGACGCCAGCCCCCGGGAGGTGCCGACAAAGAATTTCCGGGCGTTTTACCGGGGTCTTGACGATGCGGTCGAGGGTTTATACCGCGACGAGCTTTTAACGCTTGCAGACGACGAAAAAACGCCCGATTTCGGGTTTGACAGCCGCGTATTTGAACGTGCCGCAGAATGGGTGCGCGAAAGGGGCGGTTTTACCCCCTCCATGTTGCAGGAACAGCCAGCCCGCGACGTGATCGACGAGACGTTTCGCATCCTTGGAGGTGCCGTGTCGTCGTCAATAGGCGAGGAAATGCCCGCAGAACTTACCGGGCTGCTGGAAAACAACGCCTTTATTTTCTCCGGACTGAAAACATACCACTCGTTGAACGAGGTCGGCTTGTCACTGATCGGGGACGACGGAGGGATAAAACCGTTCGAGAAATTCCACGAGGACGTCGCAAAAATCGACGCCAAGTATAACCGCAACTATCTGTATGCGGAATACAATCACGCGGTAACGTCGTCCCAAATGGCGGCGAAATGGCACGATTTCCAGCAGGACGGCGATCGGTACAATTTGCAGTACCGGACGGCGAACGACGAGCGGGTGCGGGAGGAACACCAGCGGCTGCACAACATCACCCTGCCCGTGAGCGATCCGTTTTGGGAGCAGTTCATGCCGCCCAACGGCTGGAACTGCCGTTGCGTCGTCGTACAGGTACGCAAAGGCAGGTACCCCGAGAGCGACAGCCAGCAGGCGGTCGGGATCGGCGAGGAGATCACCGAGGAACCCAAAAAGCGGATTTTCCGGTTCAATCCCGGAAAGGAGTTAAAAGTGTTCCCGGACAAACACCCGTATAACAAGGCTCCCGAAGCAGCAAAAAAGATCGTCGCAAAACTCGCCGAGGAGATAAAGACCCCCGAACAGGCGGTGCGATTCATACAGGAACAAGAGGATCGCCGGGCATGGTTCGAGCGCGGATTTAAGACTTTGGAAGTAACGAGACGAAAAGGCGTAAACGGTTCTACCGATATGAACGGAAATATCGACATGACCCGCGAGCGGCTCGATCGGGTATTGTCGGGGCTTACCAAGCTGCGGCAGGGCGGCGAGGTTTCGTTCGAGGAAGCGGACGCACTGGCGACCTTTTGGCACGAGATCACACACAACCGCAACAAACCCGGCAACGAATACCTTACTACGTTGGCGAGGCGGTATATGGAGCTGGCGAATGAATTTGTAGCGAGAAAGACGCTGCCTGAATTTTACGAATCGTTCGGAGGAAAGATGCAGCATCCCGAGTTTATGGACGACCGACAATCGACCGGATATAATACGTGGGTACGCAATTATTGTTCGCTGATCCGAAAGACCGGAGCAGACCCCGACAAGGTGCTGGATGCGGTGCGTGAGCACTTGTTCAACGAGCACTATTCACAACAAGCTGCCGGATTGGTAAAGGCGATCAAGGACAGCGGGGCGACCAAAGCGGACGGAACGCCGTTAAAGGTAACGGAAATAAAGACGCTGGTAAAGGGGTGTTTGCTATACGGGGAGAGAATGTTCGACGAATACGTGAATATATCACTCGCAGAACATTGATTTTAATTCACCGTCAAACTCTTTTTGAATGGCTTTCGACAACTTTTTATCGGTAGTGAGGTCGGCAAACTCTAAAAACGTACTTGCCCGGTTCTCCTCCGTGATATGGGACAAAAAGAACTCTTTATCGCCGATGATCTCGCCGATAATAGCCTCGTCGTCCGTAAAGTCGAGGAATGTCCGTTCCCGGAGTTTAAGATTGTCGTAATCCAACATAGTACGCATTTTTGCAAAAGTAGCATATTTTCAATTACCAACCAAAGAAAAATGCCAAAACCTGACGAACTGATCCGAAATATACTCTCCGACATGAAAGTCGAACTTACCGAAATGTTCGACCGGAATTTCGAGCGCAAAGGTTTTTTCGGCTCCAAATGGAAGCCCCGGAAGAACAAAAAGGCGAAAGGGTCGCTCCTGCATGTAACGGGAAAAATGCGCCGTTCGATCCGGGCGTCCGTTCGTGGGAAAGGGGTGCATTATTCCTCCCCGCTGCCGTACACCGCACTCCACAACGAGGGCGGAAAGTTCGCACAGAACGTCCGTACCCATACCCGGACAAACAGGCGCACGGGCAAGACCTATACCGTGCGGTCGCACACCCGGCAGATAACGATGCCGAAACGCCAGTTTATCGGCGACCACAAGGAGGTGCGGCAGGCGATCAAACAGATCGTCCACGAGAATATAACCGAGTTTTTCGATAACCTCGCAAAAGAGTTGAGAAAATGAGAAAGGCAATCTACAAAGCCGTTGCCGACAGGCTGAAAAATCAAAAGGTCGGTGTCAAGTTCGTAAGCCTGTGGAACCGGAACACCGAGCAACTTTCCAAACAAAAGGCGTTCCGGCTTCCTGCCGTGTTCGTCGAGTTCGAGCCGATCGAGTGGTCGCAGCTCTCACGGGGCGCACGATCGGCAGACATTCGGGTACGGCTCCATGTCGTAACCGAAACGCTGGCGTCTCCCGAGGAGGGCGGGAAATACCAAGACCGGGCACTCGAACACCTCGACCTTATCGAGCGGATCGACGCGGAGGTGCAAGGTCTCTCCGGTGAGGGGTTCAACTGCTTTATGCTGGTCGAATCCGTGACGGATCACGATCACGAGCGCGTACAGCATGACGAGGAGTGCTTCGTGACACACGCGACCGACACCTCGGCGGTCAAGCCCCAAGCGGTCGCCGTCGGCGTCACACTGGTAAGAGGATAAAACAAGCCCCGGCAACCTTTCTCGGTTCCGGGGCTTGCGTCCTTATTTGTCGGGGATTTCGTCGTAGCGTTCTTGCAGTTCTTCGTCCAGTCGTTTGTCTGTTTCACGAAGCCGGGAAAACAAATCGGCAAAGTCGCTGAAACCGCCCACCGGATCGCCTCGCATGGCATTACGGATATACTGCTCGTAGGCGTCGGTAATTATTTCGCGCTGCTTTTTATTCATCCCGTGTTTGTTTTTGGATATTTTCGAGATACTCGACACCGCAGCGGGTGACTATGGCACCGAAATACGGGTGCGGGTCAATCGCTTTATAAACACCCATAGGATGCCCGATTTCGATCAATTCCGGGGCGATAACCTCGATTTCGCGGAGTAGTTTTGCGGTATGGCAACTGAATACGTCCGCGCCTCCGACAACCTCCTGCAAGGCGGCGATCTGCTCATTGTTCAGTTTGGTTCTTTCGTTCATAAATCAAATAAAGTAAGTTGTTTGTTTTCGGGTTCTTTCGGTAACGGCTCGTTTATGTAGTTCAAGAAAGTGCGGTAACAAATACCGTATTTCGGCTCGATGAATTTTCGCCATACAGCCCGGTAGCACTTGGACTGATTGCCAGCCTCGTAGTGCTCCCTCGTTATCGCGCAAACCTCCCGGATGCGTTTTAACGTGCTTTTATAACGAACTCCCTTTGCCATGTGCCGAAAACTTACTATTTTTGCAAAAGCGTCCCCACGCTTCGCTCGTTAGTCGGTTCCCGGTTGGCGGGCTTCTTTTTTATACCCCGGACTTGCCGGGGTAAGGTTCGATCGTGATCTCGATGTTCAGCGTCTTTTTTACCCGTCCGCTGCCTCGGCAAACGGGACATTCATACGGCTGCGGATCATCCTCTCTCCCGTATGGGTGAAACTCCGGTACCGTGTAAGCTATCCCGGTGCCCTTG